AAGCCGTTCACGTTGACCACGCGCAGGCAGACGGCAGGAAGTGTGAGCTGGTAGTCCCAGCCGAATAGCGGAGCTTTCACCCACTTACCTGTGCCGCTGGTATGCGAGCCGCTGAAAACTGAGTCGTCTAGGTCGAAGGTGTTTGAGTTGATCACCGTCACATACCAAGTCCCGTTCGCGTCCACGCCTTCCACTTCCTTGATGTGGACACGATCACCCGTCGTCAGTCCGTGGCTTGTAGCGGTCACGCGAATTTCATCACTCGCCCCAGCATCGGCCAGAGCCACGCCAGATAGCGCCGTCCATGCAATCTCATTGCGCCACCGCTTCGTTGCGAAGTTCCACGGATGCGAAGCTAATGCCTCATCCCTCGCAGGGTCAAACCACTTCCGGCATGTCACAGCCTGCGGAGTGTTGTCAGTTAATAGCGCCGTCAGCGACTTGCCGCCGATTAGCGAGATGGCAAGGTTTGCAATTTGAGTTTCAGTCATGGCTTTTCAAAAGGAAAGCCCGACGCAGATCACTCCACGTCGGGCCGGTAACACCAACAACACGACCAAGCGTTGTTCCCGGTTTAGCCGAGAGTGTAGGCCAGATTCCAGTTCTGCGTGTGCGAACTAGCGCCTGTAACAGTGGTCCAAGTGACGACGATCCAGACATCCGTGGTGAAAGTCACGGGAGTGAGGAAATCGACGCCGATGGTGCCAGCCTCAGAGAGGAACTTGCGACCAGCGGCAGAGCCAAGAGCCAAAGCGGTGCCGAAGGCGTCCACATCAACGACAACAGGAGTGTCGGCGGTAGTGAAGTAGCCGATGGAGCCCGTGCAGGCCGTGGATGCTGGCGCGCCGTAATCCACAGAGCAAAGCTGAGGAATGAGGCGGGCGCCTTTGGGGAGGCGAGCGAGATAAAGCGGATCAGCCGTAGCAGCGGTGTAACCGGTTTTCGTCACTTGCAAGAAGTGAAGATTACCGCCCGCTTGCTTGAGGTTAGGAGCCGCCGAGGAATCGCCAGTAGCGCCCCCAGCAGAGTTCTGAGACGTTGCGAAGGTAGTGAAGACGTTAGCCATAATAGTGAGGAATTGAGAGTTGAGGTTTAGAAAGGGGCGGCTTTTAGGCCGCCCCGTTCAGTTCAGGTTATGGGCTTTCGTCAGCGTAGATGCGGACGACACGGGTGTTCTCAGTGCGGACAGCACCAGCGCGATAGACGCCGCGAAGCTGCTTGGCATGACGACGATCAGGCAGAAGGTCGATGTGAACGGTGCGACCGATCTCAGCGAACTTGACGCCAGACTTGTGCCAGGCAAAGCAGGTGCGGACATCCGTGCTGGTGTTCAGGCTCAGACGCTCAGTGCGGATGAACTTGAAACCAGCGAACATATCCACAGAGCCAGAGGCGAGAGCCTTCACGTTCACGAAATCGCCAGAGGTGATTTGAGTCGTGAGGAGCATGTCCTGAAGCTGCTGTGCCGAGGTGGCGAAGTAGCGTTCGCCGTCGTCCACTTCGGCCTCGTCCAGAATCTTCTTGGCCTGGAGAATCTTCGCCACGGTCAGGCCGCTGTTAGCGGTAGAACCGGAAGCGACGTAATCCACGGCGATGGAGAAGTTCGAGTCGAATGCGTCAGTGGTCGTTCCGTCCTCGCCGATGTAGCGAGTGGCGTCGAAACTGGAGATGATGACCGAATCCTTCGTGCGATTGCTCGCAGCCTGGAGGCTCATCACTTCGTCCGAGTCGGGCAGAGCGATTTGACCAAGGTTGATTTCATCGTCCTCATCCCAGACTTTCACGAACTCGAAGCGGCGGCGGTAGATCCAGTATTTTGTGCCGGTGGAGTCACCGTCTGGAGTGTCGCCCTTGCGAGTGGTGATCTCGGTCATGGTGCCGAGGTCAAGCATGTTGTATTGCTTCCGCTTGCCGGTGAAGGAATCGGATGTGACGGCTCCGCCAAGGCGGGAGTCCGTTTGCTGGGCTTTCATTTCCCAGTTCGTTGCGACTTCTTTTTCGAAGAATGTAGTGAGTTCAGCCATAAAATGCGAGAATTGCGACTTGTCCGAGTCGGGACGTGTCAGGATTAGAATCCCTTGTTTCTCGCGGGTGTCTGCGTAGCAGGCCGCTTGTAACGGGTGCAGGCAGGTGTCGCACGTTGTGCGGCTGCTTTGACTCGTCGTGAGTCTGCTAGATTACTTCGGAGATGTCAAATAAAAAAGCGGCCCCCATTTCTGAGAGCCGCTTTTGCTATGCCACAAACATATACCACCCCAGCACCACACCGAAGTTCGCCTTTACAATATCGTATCCTTCACGCCTTGCAAGCGCATCATTAGCGACTGTGCCTGCTGCTGCCGCTCTTTGCCCTCCTTGTTGTGATAGGCCGCGTGCCAAGGATTCGCGGGATTCCTGCGGATGTCTTCCGCCTGATCCGCGCCCGTCAGCCCCAGCCCGACCTTATTCGATGCGACGAATTTGTCTTCCTGAATCAGCGATGCCGCCGAGTGTAATGCCTTAATCATCTTCGCCGAGTTGCCAATCTCCGCGTCGTTGACATCGAGTCCGAGGAGTTCAGCGGCTTTCAGCGCCTTGCCGACGTTGTTTTGGTAGTTCTCGCCCCACTCCTTTTTCAGTGCGTCACGCTCGCCAGCAATGAATGCGTCGAGCTTCGCCTTACCGCCAGCGTTCATCTTGCCCATGCGTTCGGTGTCGAATGCCACCAGCTTTTGAGCCTGCGCAGGAGTGAGGCCGAGTTCATGCGCCAGCGCGCCAAACTTGCCGACTTCTTCCTCGTTCCACTCTACGCCTTCCGGCAGTGCGTCGGGTTTCTTGAGCCCGTAGCCGGTCACGTCGTCAGGAACGCCGATGGCCTTACGATAGGCCGCAATTTCCTCGGGCTTTGCGTCAGGGCCGGGAACTTTGACGCCGGGAGCGACACGTTGGCCGATGAGCTTCTGCGCGTTTCCGTGGCCTCGTAGGAGTTCAGCGACGTTTGGATACTTGCCGAGCGTCCCAGCGTAGTCCTTCAAATCGGGCGGCAGCGTGTCAACCCATCCCTGCTTGAAAGCGCCTTTGTCATCGAGCGCAGAGCGGAAGTCCCATTCACCACCAGTCGTGGCAGTGGTCGTGGTGGCCGCTGCCGCTGTGGTTGTAACTGCCGACTGTGTAGATGCTCCAGCGTCTCCGCCGAGGATGGTTGTTGAACCACCGCCAGCGCCAGAACCATCGTCAGGAGAAAAGAGAAACGTCTTCATTACTCAGCGTCTCCTTTCTTGTCAGTGGTTTCCGAGGGCAGGCGTTGCAGTTTGGCGATGCGGATCTTCTCGCCTGCGTCGCGTTCAGCTAATGACGGCTGCTTGCGATTCGGCGGATAGATCACTGCAAACTCTTCCTCCGTGGCGTGAGAGCGAACCCACTCAACAAAAGCGGGCGTTTTGTCGCCCATGTCTGGCAGAGTCGCAGGAGGTGGCGAGATGGCGGAGAACTTGGCGATGAGTTCCTGCTTGTTGAGAATGCGTGCGTTGAACTGTGGTTCCTCCTGCTTGGCGACTGAAGCCACGGGAGCGAGTCCGCGCCGTTGAAGCTCTGCCAAAAGCTCAGCGTCAGAGAGCGCTTTCTCAACGCGAGAGGCCACCTCAAACGCCCCCGTTGACGGGTGAAGTTTGCTAACCACCTCGCGAGTGATTGCCTCAGTCTCGCCAATCTCAGCCACGATGAAGCTCAGCTTGTCGCTGTTGAGCGCCTTCTTGATTGCACCCTTGACCGTGGGGCCGAGAGCCTTCGGAGACGTGATAACGTCCCCCGATATGCTGGCGATTGTCTCGCCGTCTTTTAAGACGTTTCCGCCTTCGATTTCGATGTTCATGTCGTGTGTTGGTTCATCAAGGCTTCATGCCCTGAAATTCTGCGGGTGCCTCTGCGGGCTTGGAAATGTCATCTTCGTCCAGCATCGCGACTCCGAGGGCGAGACGCTTGGCTATGTGGGCGATCACGTTTTTCTCGCCGTCCCTGATTGCCGCCGCGTGCGTGTTGTGCCCGTCGTCACTGCGGAAGCTTGGCTTGATCGGATTGAACTTCGATTGCAGATCCTTTTCCCAGACGGTTTTAAAGGACGGATTCAGCGCCAGCACTTCCCACGCGGCCCTCACTTCGGCCTCGCGGTTACGCCTCTGCCCTTCGATTTCTGCGGGTGTCATTTGGTCGTGTTGGTGTCTGGTCGTGTGGTCACAATCGTTTTGCCGCGAGTTGCCCCACGGTGTTCATAAATCGGGCGAACTGGTAGGTTGCCATTTCGATCGCGCATTCCTCGTCAGCGTCGGAAGGCAGTGCCACGCGGTCCTCAAAAGTGCGGCCGTAAAACTTGAGCACGAATTTGAAACAGTAAATGCCCTCGCGGAAGGCGTTCAGCGTGCGAGCGCGCACCGTTGAAATGTTCGCGCTTTCATCCAGCCAGATCACACAAAGGTCTTTCGTTGGTGCGCTCATGCCATTTCCTCCATAGCCTTTTTAGTTTCATCGACTCCACCCATGTTCTTCACGGCCTTCGATCCCTGCTCGAGCATCGCGGCCATCTGTGCAGCCTGCGCAGCTTCGGCGCGGGCTTGGCGTGTAGCCGCAACTTCTTCACCGTCGAGCATCCATGCGGCAGGCATCCCATTGGAGCGCGCCCGATCACGGGTGATGCGGTCAAAGTCGTAGTTGTCGAGGATGTCGGGGCGCGTCTGCGCAATCACTAAATCAGTCTCAAGCTGGCGTTCAAAGCCGTTCATTCCAAGTTGATCGAGCGCCAGCGCCAGCCGTGAGGAGTAGCTGATAGCAGGGTCAGGAATGACGCCCATGAACTCAGAGACGGGGATGATTGCCTCCTCTGGTGGCTGCTCCAATAGTCCCGCTTCCATCGCCATCGAGAACACGCGCAAGAGGATTGGATTGTGCTTCTCACTGCTCAGTCGGGAGAACGCGGGCGAGATGAGCACGATCTTCTCAGCGGCTCGCTCTGCCACTTCACGCGCCGTCATCTGCCGGTCCAATGTGGCAAACATTCGGAAAAGCTCCGCGTGGAACTTCATATTCACGGCCTCCTGCCGCATCTTCACACGATCCACGGCGACGTTGTAATCTCCCGTTTGCTGGATGGGTTTCGGCCAGCGGTCAGACTGAATCGAGCCGGGCATGTAGGTAATGCCGCCAGCGGAGAGAATAAGCTCTCCCTCCATGTCCTCCGGCGCAATCATCGCAGGACGCACGATCTTTTCAGCCGCGCAATCCAGCATCATCTGAAGGAAGTTGACCTGCCGAGTGTCTGCCAACGCAGCGAAGCCGGGGCCGTAGCCATAGGGCGATTTGCTCGAAAGCGCCGACCATTTGAGATACCGACCGACCGCGAATGGGAACGAATCATAGCCCGACTCCTTCACGACCTTCTTCGACTTCGTTTCGACGTAGCAGGACGCAAACGCCTTCCCCCATGAGGCATTCCGGCCCGCGCCCTCTGGCCGTTCACTCTCTGGCCTTGGGTAAACGGCGTGAATGAACTTATGCTTGAGTTGCGCTTTCTTGTCGTCCTTGAGGCAGTCTTTGACATCCTTTGGCAAAGCGTCGTCACCGAACAAATCAGCGGCCTGCTTGGCCGTAATGTCCATCTCACGATAGAGCGTGCTCACTTTGCCGAATCCATCCTCTTCGATGGCGAACGATCCGAGAGGCAAAGACTCGAAGCGAAACTGTCCATCTTCCATCCCGCAGAACATGGCTGAGGTGCCAAACGTGCAATGCGTGAGCAGATCCTCATGAATTTCAGTGTAAAAATTGGAGTTCGCCAGCAGTTCGCGAATTCGCTCAGAGCATCCCGCAAGCCACTGTTTCACGCGGTCATTCCCGCGAAGCTCGAAGATTGGCTTGTAGTTGAACCACGCTTCATTCGCTGGCGATGTCCATGACATCAACCCGCCCGCCATCGTCATCGCCGCGTCTCCTGCGGTGGTGTCAAAAAGTAGCGCCTCCTTCGAGCTTGAAGGCGTTTCGTAAGTGGTCGAAATGCCAGCTTTACGCGGCATCATCAAATCAGCAATCTCCTGCCATTGCGGCTTCCAGACCGATAGCTCAGTGCTCATTCCCTGCCACTGGCGAAGGATGTCAGCGCCACGGGTAGATGATGCGGATGGCGGCTTACTGTTCTCCTCCATAAGCGTTCATTCCTCCCGAGCTTGCACCTAGTTTCGATTTCTTGCCGAGAGTCGGCGTGTTGAACTCACCCGCTAGAATCGTGTCTTGCAGCCCATTCCTGCGACTTGCATTACGCAGAGCTTCGGCCTCTGGCTCAGGCTCCACGCGAACAGGCGCAGGTGCTGGCGCTGGTTTCGGCGGCTTTGATGCGCCCTTGTGAAGTCGTGAGAGTTTGCCATTCGCGCCAATCAGCGCGGAGTCAAAGTAAGGGCCGTCAAAGTCGATATGCATGGATGATAGTCTTTAAGGTGGCTTGCGCTAACCTCCGCCGAAGCGGTGCTAATCCATTTCTAAACGATTCATCGCCCTCCTACAAACGAAAACTTTGACTGCCCTCGGCGCCGCGGCTTGTCGTCATCGTCGTGCATTCGGTCAATCATCGGTGCGGCGAGTTTGATAAATCCCGCTTGAACGGCCTCGGCCATATACCGGAGCGCATCTGCGGTATGGCTTGAAAAGTCGTGGACCGGCTCGCTGGAGATGATCTTGCCAATCTCAACTTCTTTTGTGTGATACGCTTCGAGCGCCTCGATTCCGTATGTCGTCTGCTTTTTCCTGAACACCAGCGACGGGAAAAGCCCCT